AAATAGTTAATCGGAAATTCTCTTCATGTTAGTTTCCCCAAACATGAATTTATTTCACTACAGGAGAGTGAAGTATATAAAACGGTTCATGTGAAGCGCGTTCAAGTGATACATGAAAAGGATTCACGACACAGAGCAAGTGAAGCACTTGTCAAAGTGAGCAAAGTGTGCTATACTATAGACAGTAAAAGAAACACCGCTTCAAATAAGTAGACAGAGAAAAGGAGAATGCAAGCATGATAAAGCTAACCGAAGCAATGAGGAAGACGCTCGCAAATGAAGGGCGTCTCGAAACCCGCCGGTGTTTGTACCTTTATAAAGCACAGGAAAGGCGGCTGTATAAGTACAACAAGCCCGAAATGTGGAGAGCAAAAGGAACGGGCAAAGAGGCAGTTGAAATTGACTTGTCACCGTGGAGCGAAGACAGTCTTACCGATGAACAGCGGGACTATAAACATTTTATGGAAAGTTATTTCGGTGGTAACTTTTATGAAAGGAGCAAATGACATGAAACTTTATAACGTCTTTGTTTACAATAATTTGGGGTTATTCACTGACATTTATATGGTCAGGGCAGATGACCCGGTGGACGCCCGCAACGTGGCGGTTCAGCGGTTGATTGACGAAACCGGTGACGGGCTGGATGTCTGGGATATTGTCGATGTTATCGAAGTGAAAGGAGTGCCGCAAGCATGATTCAATACCTCAAGCCCAGTTGTTGGGCATGGATTATGGCAGACCTCAAAAGAAAGGAAGGGACGAAGGAACGGTGCATCTGGGGCGGTTATCGCTATTACATTCATAGGGTTTATGAATGCACCGCAGTCAGGCGATGTCCTCAGTCCCAAGAGCCTACCTATGAAGCAGATGAGCTTGTCGCATATTTTGCAAAGGGGGAGTTTTAACATGGTGAAGGTGAACATTGCACGGCGTTCTGTTGATGTGCCAGCTCCTTATCTTCCAGCTGGCACTTTCTTCCGGTACAAGAATGAAACCCGGGAGTCGTCCCACGGGTTTTTGTTGAAGGTGGACACGACGGATAGAGCGGTCAATCTGTATACAGGTACGATTGTTCCGGTTCTTGATGCTCCGTATGAGGTCATTAGGGACATCGAAATAAAGGGGTGGGTATAATGACAGCATACCAGTTTTCATACATTGCGCCGTTTGCGGCGCTCCTGCTCATCGGTGCAGTTATCGTAGGTTACGCAGAGTGGAAAGGATGGTTTTGATATGAAGCTGAACCAGTGGTACGTTTACGAACAGGAAGAGGACAACACAGACCGCTTTCACCGTCACGTCATGGAGTGGGTCGAGATTTTGGGCTTGCTTCTGTCTTTGGTCTGGGGTGTTGTCGGTCTGGTGTTCTTTATTCAGCTCATGGAGACGTTAGGGGGTTTGTTTTAATGGTGGTGTTTATCTATTGTTATGGGGCACGAAAGCCCGGGCAGACAGGGCGGTTTGTTTACTCCCGTGCAATGCGAGTGAGAGAGGGTATTGAGGTTGACCGTGCATTATACACGTTGTATGATAGTCTTCGGGGTCAGGGCCATTTTCCGATTGTGACCCCGAAAAAGAACGGCGTTCGAGTCGTATACACAGAAAAGAGGTAAACACCATGAAGAAAGCATTGACCGATACGGGGCTTATCAAGAAAGCCGATGAAGCAGGAGCAAGAAAGCGCAAGAGTAGCGGCAAGAAGGGCGGCAAAGCCGCCCCTTCTTCCGTATCTGCACCCAAGCCGAAGAAGACGGCAGAGCCGAAGAAACCGCGCAAGCAGGGCGGCAAGGGTCGCCCATTTCAGGCGCATAGTTGGCCCACATACGCACCCGGCAATAAAGCCCCGCGCAGTTACTCCGAAGAAGAGTTGAAGGGCATTGTGAAGAAAGCCGCCAAGGCGGCAAATACTCGCTTGCGCACCCTTGAGAAGAAAGGACTCGCAGACAAAGCCCCCGCTTATAAGTCTATTTCGGGCATATTGAAAATGGAGCGCCCCCGTTTCAGAGAATCCACGGCGAAGATGTCAAAGGAAGAGCTTACCAAAGAATTTCTCAAGCTCCGGGAGTTTATGGGAATGAAAACATCAACCATGACCGGGTATAAAGAATGGAATGAAAATAAGGTGCAGGCCGCGCGGGATATGGGATTCACAGGAACGCCCGAAGAGCTTGCGTATTTGTTTAATCGGTATATGACAGAGAAAAATGAAGCGTTGTTCGGGTCAGATATTATTTATCAAGCGATAGTTTCAAACAACATTGACAAGCTGGAATTAGAACAAATCGGCAAGGAATATCAAGCAAATATCGAAAAAGATATTTCACGGGGAGAACGGCTTCTACAACTGTACAGAGCACGACAGGGGAAAAAGTAATGCGATTCAGTCAAGATATTAACGTGTGCGAGAGCGGGGCGGAATTTTTCGAAAGCCTGCCGTCAGCTCCTATTGTTGCCGGAAACGGCAAGAAAGGGGCGGTCATAGACTATACTTGCACGTTTGATATTGAGACGACGAACAGCAACACAGACGGCTTTGCATACAGTTTTCAAACGTGTATTGATGGTGTGGTAGTCGTTCCCCGATACTTTGAGGACTGGGCAGAGATTATTGAAACGCTCTGCGATAAGTGGCGGGTAACAGAGAAACGCAAGCTTATAATCTATGTTCATAATCTAGGGTATGAGTTCACCTATCTCATCCAGTTGTTAACGCTTCGTTGGGGTGACTGTAAGGCCCTTTACACCAAGAGCCGTCACCCCCTCACTCTTGAGTTTTCAAATGGGGTTGAATTTCGGGACTCTTTCAAGCTCTTTCAGAAGTCTCTTGCAAGTGCCACAGAGGGATGCAAGCACGAAAAGTTAGAGGGTGATTTAGACTATACCGTTTATCGCACTCCCGATACTCCCCTTGATGACAAAGAATTTGCTTATTGTGTGAACGATGTTCTGGGTCTGTATGAGGCTATTGAGCGGATGAAGAAAGAGCACGGCTTTAGTGCGGCAAACATCCCCATTTCAAATACAGCTTTAGTGAAGCAGGAAGTCATGAAAAGTGTGGGCAAAGACAAGCGTTTCCCCGTCGTGAAGAAAGAACTCGCCCTGTCGAAAGCTCAGACCTTTCTTGCATATAAGGCAATGGCAGGCGGCGATACACACGGGGCGCGGTGGAAAGCTGGGTACACCTTCAAGAATTGCAATTCCTACGACTTCAAGAGCGCCCACCCGTCGCAACAGCTGTTGCGGAAGTTTCCGATGGGTGAGCCGTTTGACCTTCCCGATAATGTAGAAATAGGCTTTGCCGATTCACTTATAGAGGACGGTTTCGGCTGGGTGGGCCTGCTCCGGTTTGAGAATTTGAGTATAAAGGATGAATGCCCAGACCCCTGCATAAGCGTCAGCAAGTTTCACAGTGCGTCGAAGTTCACGGACGACGACACGGACAACGGGCGTATTTTACGGGTGGAGTGGTGTGAAGTCTATTGCGATTCAAACGACTGGCAGAGAATCAAAGAAGGATATGATTTTGACTCCGTAGTAGTTATGAAAGCGTTTGCTTTTCGATTGGCTTATCTACCTGATTCATTCCGCAAAACGATTTTCGAGAAGTTCAAAATTAAAGAAACCATGAAAAACAGCCCCGATTATAGTTTTTCCAAAATCTGCGTAAACACGATTTACGGCGCAACGGCTCAGAAGCAAATTCGGGATGAATACACAGCTGAAATAGGAGATGCTATTGAGTTCGTGAAAACCAGATGGGAAGACAACCTCGACAACATGGATGATAAAGCGGTTAAAGAAGCACAAATAGGCAAGTCCAGAAATGGCCTTGGCACAAACAAGAATTTTCCTTTTCTCTGGGGTCTATGGACAGCCAGTTCAACCCGCCTTGAACTGTGGCGGCTATTGAAGATTGTTGGCTGGGATAAGGTCATATACTGGGACACGGATTCTTGCAAATTTGAGGGCGAGAAAGTCCCGGCAGTTGATGCGTACAATGAAGAAATCAAGCGGCAGTGCATCGCCCGAAAGTGCGTTGCGCAGAAGGACAACGGCAAGTGCGTTTATATCGGGGTAGCCGAAGACGAACACCCACAGGCCGATTATGGTTATATGGAGTTCCGTTTTCTCCATGCGAAGTGTTACGCCGCGCGGAACTGTGACGGTGTTCTAGAAAGCACCATTGCAGGCGTCGGCAAAAAAGAAGGTGTTGCCGCCCTCAAAAATGATATTGACAACTTGAATGATTTTCTTGTAATCGCGGATACTGGGGCGCTGTTACTCACTTATCACGACGCCCCCGCCCACGTCCGTACCGATTTTGCAAAACCCACCATGTCAGCGTCGTGGATAGTCATGTCTACAAAAAGGTACGCAATAGGCGGAGTAACACCCGAAGACATTGACATTGACATTGAAAGACTGGGATAAAAGAAAAGCCCCCGCCAAAGCGGGGGCTTTATTATTGTTTCAGGCGGTCGGGTCGTCAGCGGCAGGGACGTCACTTGCAGTGGTGTACTTGTCGGCGTTGTTCCGGTACACGACGACATAGAAGGGAGAATCGGGCGTAAAATCAGAACCAAGCCGGGCAATGACGCCGAAAGCGTTGTTTAGGTTTCCGGTCGTCACCCAAGTCGGCACGGTGACTTCTGTGCCGTCAGCCTTATACAGATGAAGTTTGCCCTTCGTAGTATCGACATTGACGCCCGGCCTGTCTTTGTAAGAAAAGACAGGATAAGGGAAGAGGCCAAAAATGCTCCACACGTTCGGCGCGTCTGCCGTATGAGCAGGAACACCCAGAGCAATGGAAGAGGCCGCATTGTTATAGTCGCCGGTCTTAAGGGGAATGCGGGTGGCGTCCTGCTGATCAACATATACCTTGGTGGCATAGCCGGACACGTCTGGAATGTCGCTCTTGTTTGCCTTGGTCGTGTTCAGGTTGGCAATAGCGTCGTCCTGCGTTTTCTGGCTGGCCTCGAACGCCGTCTTGGTGACGTGGGTATTGCTGGCAGTTTCCAGAGCGTGGATTCTGGTATCCTGTGTCGTGTCTTTGGCGTCGATACGCGCAATGGTTTTTGCGTACTCCTTCGGGTCGATGAGTTCAAGGTGCTCTACCTTGTCATCGACGGCGGCAATGGCGGTATCAAGAGCGGCGTCTTTCGCCTTGAGGTCTGCGATAGACTGGGTGTGACCGTCGGTCTTCGTCTCAAGGGCAGAGATACGGCGCTCATGGTCGGACAGCTCGTCAGAGTGCCGGGCCAGCTCCTGAGCATTCGCCGCGATGAGTTTCCCGTTTGCCACCTCTGCCGCCTTGGCGCGGTTCGTCTCAGCCGTCAGGGCGGTATTGGTGGCGTCGGTCTTGGTATCCAGAGCGTCAAGACGCCCTTCGGCAGTCGTGGCGCGTTCTTCCAGAGCGTCAAGCCGCCCGTCCTGCTCCACGTCCTTTTGCTGGATGTGGGCGATAGCGTCCGCGTTCTGGGCAATTTTGGCCTCATCTTCGGTAAGGTCTGCCCGGAGTCCGTCGGTAACAGAGGTGAGCCGTTCGATAGCCGTATGGTTATCAGTGACTTCCTTATGCAGAACGGAAAGCTGTGCGGCATGGTCTTTGAGCTGTTCCGCGTGTTTCGCCAGCTCCTTGGAATTGACGGCGATGTTGGCGGCGTTGTCCTGAATGTTCGTGGTGTTGCGGGCGATGTCCTGCGTGTTCTGGGTGATAGTTGCGGCCTGTGCATCGTTGATCGTCTCGATGGCAGAAAGCCGTGCGTCCTGCTCCCGGTCCTTCGCCTGAATGGCAGAAATGTCAGTGTCGTTGGAAGTGATTTGGCGCTGAAGGTCAGCGTCCTTCGCTTCGAGTGCGGCGATGTCCTTGACCGTCTGGGCCTGCCCGGCCTGAAGGTCAGAGATAGCCGCGTCAGCGTTGTCCACGCGCTCTGCGAGAGCATCCACCCGGGCGACAGTGGACGCAACAGAGTTTTTCATCTCTGCGTTATCCTTTTCATACTGGGTGATTTTCTCCCGGAACTCCTTGTTATCAGATGCAAACCCCGTCACCTGCTGGGACAGGTCTTTCACCTGATTTTTGTACTCTTCGACCTGTGCATTATATGCACCGGTGAGCGCCCAGTATCGCGTATTCTTAATGTCAATGCCGGGCGGCACGGGACACTTCGAAGTATAGGACTCGCCCTTATAGGTGACGATAGTCAAGGACTCATAGCCCCGTTCCGTGTCCCACTCGATGGGGTCAGCGAACTTCGGGACGTAACGCGCCCCGACGTACTGGGACGGCCCACAGCCCGGGGGCGGGGGCGGCGTCGGACGCGGCGGGCGCGGGGGGCAACAGGGGTCAGGACGGCAGGGATGACACTCACCGCCCGGCGCGTAAGGCGCGGGTTCGATGGGAAACGGACGACAATTCTTATCATGTGCCATATTGATAAAGCTCCTTCCTTAGTAATACTTGATGATGAGGTGGCCGTACTCCGGTTCAGTAATGTCAGCACCGGTATCGAAGGTGAGCCACTTCCAGTTAGCAGGGACATAAGCGCAGAAACGCCCGGAGTCGGTCAGCCCGAACCACACGAAATGCACCATTTCGGTGACCATTGCAGGAAGGTTCTTGTCTGCCCACTCGATGAACCGCCCGTTTTCAAAGTCCCCGTTGTTGAGACGGTCGTTAATACAGTGCTGTGCATCGGTCAGGGCTTTCGTAGCCTGATTCAGGGCGGCAATATTGCCGCTGTTCGAGTCCAGCCCTTTCGAGAGCTGTTCAACGAACGCCTGCAAGCTCTGAATCTGGCCCACCATCCACCTTAAATCATATTGAAAGGGGTCGCCCGGGGTGGCGAACGGGGGGTACATATTGCAGTTCATTACTTCTCCTTTCTGCCTATGAGGCTTTCAAGATAGTTGTCGGCGGCAATAGCCTCTTTGGTAAAGCTGTTGTTCTTCCACCATGCCCAGATAGCCGCGCCCACGGTCATACCGGTAGAGATGAGCTGTTCAAGCTGTGCATCGTCCACGGGAATGGGGCTGTGTCCGGTTGCAGAAAGAATCTGGTTCGCCAGAGCCAGAAACAGCACGGCGGTACGGGTCATAGTAGCAACCTTAATTTTATTCATGTGTTCACCCCCTTTCTGAGATACTGAACTTCACGTTCAAGGTCTTCTATTCTGTGGTTTGCAACTTTAAGTTGCTCTTCCAGTACAGGAACTCTCGAAATCAGGGTATTGTGTTCCCTGACTTCCCGTGTAAGTTCGTCTAACTTGGTATCAGTGACGGCCTGCGATTTACTGTTAGCAATGAGGACGCCTGTCATGGTGATAATTCCTGTTATTACGGCGGCTATCACTTCATTCATATTCTAGCACCCCCGTCAATAACAGTCAAGGCAGAAAGCACGATGGAAGTCGTCAGCGATTTTAGTGTAAATATCGAACAGAACAACGGCCCTTTCTGCTTCAATCATCTGTTGGGTAGTCGTGACGCCGATGTTGCCCGACTTGCTGTATTCATGAGTCACGGTGACGGTGGTGTTCTCCTTTCCCGTCTCAAGAGAAACGGCGTGTTCATTGTGCTTGTTGTCCTTCAAAGACTCATCCCGGGTGCGGTCGTCGTATTGGTTTTTCTTGACGCTCCCGCCCTTGGTAGTTCCTTTGTCGGCGTGCTGGTCTTTAGAGATGCTTTCGGCCCGGGTATCGTCAATCGTGCCGTCCGACGCCGCCGAATGGGTATCACCGTGGGTGTCGGATGTGGACAAATCGCGGGTAGTTTCAAATGCATGGTTTTCGGTGTTCTGGGTCGTGTCTTGGTCAGTCGTCGCGCCCTGCGTGAAGTCGGTGTTCTGGGTCGTGTCTTCGTGCTCTGTCCAGTTGGTTTTCTTGGTTTCGTCCGAATGGCCTTTCTCATCGGTGACGGTATGGCTGGTATTGTCCGGCTGATAGGTGGCCTCATTTTCGGCAGACAATTTGTTTTCGGTATCGCTGACGGTGTTTTTGGTCGTGTCGATTGTGTCCGTCATGGTTTCGTCGTGCTTTGTGTCCCGTGTCCCCACGACACCAGTATGAGAAGTAGTATCCACCTGACTGTCAAGAGTCCCTTTAATATCTTCGACGAAGTCACGGGTTTTCTCACCCTCTGCCGTCGAAAGGTTGTTGTCGTGATAATGCCCGTCTTCCTTGTTCCACCCGTCATGGACGGTTTTGCTGTGCTGGGTGGCGTCGTCTGTTTTCCATCCTTCGGCGGCAGTATCTTCATGATAAGCCCCGTCCTCAGTGTTCCACCCGCCTTTTGTGCTGTTGGCAGACGCGGTATCTGTTGCCCCGCCGTGGCTGTGGGCGTTGCTCTGGGTGCTGGTATCCCGGTCGGTGGTCGTGGTATCGGTGCTTCGTTCGCTCATCTCAGTGTTCCAAATGGGATTATAGGAAAGCTGTGTGGTAGCGTACAGCTTTGCCCAGATGGGAGAGAGTCGTTTCGACCACCAGTAAAGCTCACCTTTCATATAAATAGGGTCGGGGTGGTACAACGGGGCGAGTCCGTGCAGATGACGGATAGTCGAAATAGCTTGCATTTTATCCAGCCCCACGGGCAACACCATGTTTGCAAAAAGGTCGTGGTCGTACATCAACAGCGCTTCAAGGTTTGCACCACTGTCCAGCTCATTCACCAGTGTTCCGTAATAAATCGGCATTGTCTTCACTCCCTTCTGTGTCCTGCTTCGGTTCGTTAATTTTGAAAGTAATGTTCAGGCCGTACATCTTGTTCACTTCATCAAGGGACTTTTCAAGGCAGATTCTCCACACTTCCCGGCGGTTGAATGTCTCAGCGTCCGCGCTTTTGCTTTCGTTGACGTTCATCCGCTCCTTCTTGTCGGGCTGGACTTTGATGCCAAGTTCCCGGTAGAAGTCCATAAGAATGGTTCTTCTGAACTCCATTAGTTCGGGAAGGATAAAGTTCTTCGATAAGTCACGGTCAATTTGCATTATGGGCAGTTCATAAGCCCCACCCTCTCCGGTCTTGCCGTCCAGAGGGCGTTTCAAATCTGCGTTTATCACAATAGCTGGCTCACCGTTTGCCAGCCGCTGGAACATCATTTCAAGGCTTTTCTTCTGCCGGTCGTCTTTGGCAAATGCACCATATGCAAACCGGGCATTCAAGGCGCTCTGCCTAATAGCTACCTCTGCGTGTTGCATTTCAACGGCATACTTGGTGATAATGTCCCAGATACCACGATAATCCGGGGTAAGCTTGATAACGCCGCACTCCGTACCTATTTCAAGGGGGCGGTTGAACTGGAAGAACTGTGTGGAAATGGTCATTGCGCGGGGCTGGTACTGTAAGCCGTACCCCGAAGGATACCCGGGCTGTACCACCATGCCGTATTTCTTGGTGTTGAACACGACTACATAGCCCATTCGGAACAGTTGATACATGAATGCATCGTAGTCCCAGCCGATTTGTCCGGGCGCGGCCTCTGGCAAGCCGTTAAATTCGATGATTGAACGGCATCTCTGAAAGAAGGAACGCTCCCAATAATTGAGGGCGTCGTTGGAAATGCTTTTGATAAATGTTCCACATGGAACACCACCGTCAAAGAATCCATCATAACACTGGTACATTATAATCACCTCACTCGATAAATACGCCGCTGTCCATAGCGCGGTTGATATATGCTATTTCGTCCGGCATTGCTCCTTCTGGCTGACAAGAGAAACCACGGGTCTTACAGTATCCAGAAACAGGCGTTGCAACCTTCATAACGGGATACCCATACAGACCTTGATAGCCTGCATCGTCAATCGGGGGATAATACAGAAGCGTCAACCGCGCTTCGGTGGGTAACAGCGTCTGTGACGCGCCTGCCGTAAAGCCCACGCTCTGGGTGATGGGGGTGATGGTCTGCCGGAGTCCTTCGGCGGCTGTTGCCGCGCCTTGCATCGCCGCCTGAACGCCGCTTGCTTTGCCGATGAGTCCCGGGGTCAGAATTGCTGTCCCAACACCCCCGCCGAACTCCATTGCACCGCCCACAATGGTGGACGCGCCGCCCATTGCCTTGATGGGGTCAATGTTGCTTGCGCCGATTCCGTAGGGGCTGGAAATGTTCGTACTTCCCACGAACGCGGTGTAGTCTCCTGCTGTTACTCTTACCGTAACAGAACCGTCTATCAAAGTCAAGCACCATTCAATATTCACGGTCAGAGCGTTATTACACTGGTCAACCGGGATGCCTACAACGCCGATATTCGGAACGTAAACTTGAATCTGACAGTTCATCCGCTTCCAGTCCTCAGCGGGCCACGGAATGGGAATGGCTGTTGTGACCTTCCTGTTATCCTTCATGGAGACGATACGGCCCGTGACTGCCGTATCAAAGCCGCCCAGAGTAATGGAACTTTGACGCCCTGCCCCGTACCGTTCAAAGTTTATCGGTAGCCAGTAACAGGAACGGATATTTTCAACTGCCGAAGAGCCGAAAACAAACTTGTTCATGAACTCCGGGAGTGCAATCTTCCAGTCAACCATAACTTTGGTTTCTGCTTCCCATAAAGCGGAAAGGGCTGTTAAAAGCGTGTTCATGGTCGTCTGATTTACGGCATAAGTGGCGAGTCCACCTTTGCCCACACAGGACAGCATATAAACACCCGTATCGGGGTCTAAATTGCCGTCCGTAATGTCAAGGGCAACTGTGGAAACAGTCGGACGCCTTGCGACGTTCTGCCGCGCGTCCTGCAAACGGAACTGCGCACCGCTTGCGTCACTGTTGAAACCATACTCAATAAACGTCTTGGTTTTGAGTATCGCTTCACGGTAAGTTGCAAGGGGGTCAATACTCAGACTGATTTGCCAGATGTTCGCCCGAAGGGTGGTAATATCGTCTATCCAGTAAAACGACTTGGTTTCTTCGCAGTGGCAGTAGTTCCATTGCGGCGAAATATTTATGGAATTGATTGTACAGTAGATAACAGGGTGTTCCATGCTGGTGGGTTTCTTGAAGTCGCACCGCTCCAAATCCTTTAATACTCCATAGTCAAATGCCTTGGTTGAATTGAGCCGCTTCTCGACGTTCCCGAAGTGAAAATGATAACCATGCTCAACACTGGGTTCGGGAACAGCTCCATTGAATGTGCCTGCCATTATATCACCTCTTGCTATAAAATAAGCCCCGCCCCAGAGGGGGCGGGGCGTTCAGTCGTTACGGGCCGGGCGTAACAGGGTCAGCCATATAATAAAGGATGGCATTTTCCGTGGGGTCGAGAGTGTAGTTCATCTTCCAGTGGTGCTCGATGTTCCAATACTCGCCACGGATGTTAAAGGGAGACGTCCACACATTATCTTTGAAGTAGGTCGTCGCCATAGCGCGCTTATCGTACAGCAGGCCCACCACATAGTCGAGCTGGACGGGCTTGCCCTGCTCTGCCTCTCCGGTGGTCACGTTGAACTGAGCGGGGATAATGTTGATAGCGGAACGATTGTTAATGTTCTGCCAGAATGTGACGCCCTCATAGTTGCCGAAGGACAGATAGCCCGGGCCGAAGATAGCGGGGTAAACCCACGCCTTTGCATCGTTAATAAGGGGCTGGTACAAAAGAAGTTTCTGTTCACTCTTGGGAGTGTGCCGGAACAGATGCAAAGTGTTCCCCTTGTCGTCGGTGCAAAGGGGCGTCAAGTGGAACAGCTCAGTGGACTCCTCTAAAAGCGCTGTGTCCGTTTCCAGACGACTCACAAAGAAGGAAAGAAACTCCTGCAAATGGGTGGTCAAAAGTTCGTGGGTCGTGTAGGCGGTATTCCGGGCCACGTTGAAAGCCTCAGTAAGGTTAACCTTACTGCCCGGTTTGCCGGTGTTGTAGATAGCGCCCATATAGTTCATGACACACAGGCGGTTTTCCATCTCCTTCCAGCGGGACACGTCGTTCTGAATCTCGACAGCCAGACCCTGCATGAAAGCGGAAAACTCCGATTCAGACTGAAATGCCGTGTTGAGCTGGTCGAGAAAACGGGTGTACGTCTGGTTCAAAGTCTTCTGGTCGCCGTACCACAGTTCAAGCGGGTAACGCTTCTTGATTTTGTACATATCAAGGCTGTTACCGTCCACCAGAGTATCGGGGTTCTGCTGGGTGTTGATAAAGTCGGTCTGCTCAAACTCGCCTGCGAAGAAGGCGATTTTGCGCATGAACAGCCCCCAGTCCTGACGGCTCACTTCAATGGAAGTAAAGCGGCCCGTGTACGCGCGACTGCCGATGACAGTGCGGGCCACCATGTTGGAAAGGGCCTGCAACGTCCCTTCTTTGCTGGTCGAAAGGCACATCTGACCGACGTTAATGAAAGACGAAGTATCCACAGCGGTGATAGTCCGCTGGCCCGTGACGTCCTGCAAGACGGCATTGACAATGGTGTAGACGTCCTTCGGGCGGAACACGTCAGCCTTTGCAAGGGTGGGCATATTGTTCTTCGATTTTGCCACGGTTTACACCCCCTTCGAGAAGTCCGGCACGGTGTCCGGTGTTGCGGGCATGATAGCCGCCCTGATGATGTCATCGACCGACACGGCGTCAGCGGTATTGTCGCTCAGACTCCCCGCCGTGGGGGTCGCCAGAGTATCCAGCCGCGCAGTGAGTGCGGCGATGCTCTGGGCCATAGCGCCCCAGTCCGGTACTGACGGGGCGGCAGGCGAACTTGCGGTAGTAGTCACATTTGTTGCAACGTCACCGGGCAAGGGGGGCGCACCCGTCAGCGGCGCGGCCTTGGGAGTAGTGGGGGCGGGTGCGGGATTGCTACCCAGAAGGGCGGCAATGTCGGCCTTGGAATAGCCTGCACGGGCCAGCATAAGAACATCATCGAGTTTCATTTAATAAGCTCCTTTCCAACGGCTCTTGCCGTTTCTGACATCCACATGAGTGAATGTATGATAGATTCCGATACCCCCAGACGCTCCCAAGAAGCACTCTGCATACTGGGCTACTTTCTCCGGGCTGACACCTTCAATCCAGATGTCAGCCGCCTTGCCTTCGCAATGCTGAGACTTCGGAGAAGCGTTTTTGATAGTTCGGTTGTACTCCTTGGAACGGTATCCGCTGTTAATGTGTACCGGCTTGCCGGTCAGGCGTCGAATGTTTTCCAAGAGGTCAACCAAACGGGGGTCGATGATGACAGTATCACAGGGGTCTTTCCTGCTGTGAAACTCCTTCACTTTGAAGTGAGGGGAAACAAACGTGTTTGCGTCTGTCCTATATGAATACGATTTCAATCCAAACACCCCTTTTCAGGCGACAATACTATAAAGCGGGGGTATGCAAGATAAGAATGCAACTCCACGCCCTTCCGGGGCGCTTATCTTTTGGAGTCCCCCGCACCTTTATAATAGCACTTACTCTTCCTTCATGTCAAGATATTCTCTTATTTTGATAAGGGCCGGAACGTCGGCACACCAAACTTGACCCAAAACAAACATCAAACCGAAGTAGGGATGAGCCATTCGGAAAGTATTTCGCCCGGCCTGTGTGTCGGGGTATACTTCATGGGACTGGTGAGGGGAACTGCAAAGATAATAGTGCGCGTCATCGTATTTGTAACAATACAAATCCCCCACTTTGAATCCCGGTTTCATACCGCGCAAGCTCATCGGATGAACTGCTTCAAGATTGTTGTAACTAAATTTGTTTTCCATTGCCATTTGATAGAACTTTGAATCCTTGTTTTTCATCATGTGTTTCATGAATGCTGTTTGAGCGCGTTTCTCACTGACTTGCTGAGACTTCGGCATACAGAGGAAAACGCCGCTATCTGTAAGCGTCCACTCCTTGCCCGTCCTTGCCATTTTCGCAATCTCATCCACAACGCCCAGTTCAACCAGCACCGGGGACGTAATATCAAAGGCGTTTGCAAGTAGCCACATTCTCAGCGGGGGTTTGCCCTCAAGTTCCCGGTTGCCGTTTATGGTGACATAGGCATTCAAAAGAGCGTCGCCCTCTGCCTTGCGTTTAACCACGATTTTTTCCGGGATGAACTCATCATACACGACATCATGAAAGGCAGAGCCATTAAAGCCGCGAATGTTCGCAATACTGGGAAGGGTCATCCCTATGCCGTATTTCTTGATGCAGTCTTTGGGCTTTCCGTCTTCATACTCATACTGTCCGATAGTGTATGTCACTTTGCCGCTCTTCACAATGTCCACGTCAAACCCATCATTTTTGAGGGGTAAGAAGGGGTTTAATTGCGGGTCAGATGTGATTGCGTCAAACTCTGTGGTGGTGCGACGCAGATACAAAAATGGCTTGTCATTTGTCAGCTCATACAACAGTGTGCCGTAGGTTTTGCCCACTTGCCGTTTACCTATTATAATGTTACACCATGCCCCTAACAAAGAAACGGCTGGGATATTCACCCAGCCGTCGTTTGTATAGAGGTCTAGCGTAACGTCTCTGTTACGCTTTCCCATTGTCACACCTCATGCCGGGTTTTCCAGTCCACCGGGTCGCCTGCCTGTGTGGCGTGGTTAATAACGGCCTGTGCGATTTTGTCCTCATCGGCACTGTCCAGCCACACCCCGACGGCGTCCACCCAACGGTCACCCTTGTTGCTCTTGTTCTGAGGGGGGCTGACAAACGCGCCGTTCTTGCCGTCGATGACCTTCATATTGTACAGGGCAAGGCCGGGAAGGTTGAGGGTGAATGCAATCACCTTGTCACTGAGGAAACGACAGCCGCTAACGGTCGCCCCCTTGATGTTCAGCTTGGGGCGGTCGTCATACTCAGGGGCGGCAACGGTCGAACGATTCTTGTTGAAAGAAGCCATAACATAGTCTCCTTATTACAGTTTCTGGGCGGCGTGAATCACGTCCAGCTTGTCGATGATAGTATACAGCAGTTCGTTTGTCTTGCCCTGCGCGGTGAGCATCTTCGTCAGAAGGTCAACGATAGCGGCAAGTTTGTTGTTGATGTCCTGCATGGTTCTGTACCCCCTTCAACCGAAAATCCACCGACTGAGGAACTGCTTCCCCACGGGGTCGGCGTTTGCCGGGTACAGCGCAGAGGGCTTGAGGTGGTCGTTGTACACGGTGGCGATAAGATGGTTCTGAGCTTTAAGCTCTGCTTCCATCTGGGTCATGCTCTTATTTTCGTGACAACAGGGATTCCACGCGGGACTATACGGAAAGCCGTGTCTTGCGCCCTCTTCGAACGCCGTGATGGGAACGGGGTCAAAGCGGCCCACACCAGACACGATGTTCGAAAGGTTTTCATCCTTGTCGTACACCAGCCCGTAGATGTTCTGGGCCGCGTCCTCATAGAACAGGACATAGGACACGTTTGCCGGGACACAGCAACCGGCAGTGCAGGTATCAGGCATTGCTTACCTCTTCTTTCTGGGCGGCGTCCGGTTTCTCGCCCGTCTCTTCAAGCTGGCTGTGCAGGTCGTTCCATGCGAAGTCAGTGGGAACGGCGGCGCACATCTCAGAAAGGATGTTCGGATAGGTCACATCGAGAGCGTCCATTTCAAAGACTTTCGTTCCGGCCTTGCTGGCTACGACTTTGAACCCGTCCAGCTTGGCGCACTCAATACAGGTGCGAATGTTGTGCGCTTCGATGAAAAGAAGGTCAAACACCTTCTTATCCTTAACAGTGGTGAGCAGAACGTATTTGATAGAACATTTCATGAGGTCTTATCTCCTTTGTAGTAGTGGTGAATGTTCGGTATTTGAAACGCTACTGTGTTTCATGGTTTTATTATACTCTACTCAAGGCCGTTTGACAACAGTTTTGACCGGCTTATTTTGTAAACATTCTGTGAACGCTCACTTTGAC